TGTTCGAGGCCGTGGTGCCAGGCGCGGCGAGGTCGGCGACGGTCAACCGCTTGAACAGGAGTTGCACGACGCCGGGCTGAATGTCCGGCGTCACCAACGCGCCACCGGAGCCTGCGCCCTCGGTGAGCGTGGTCGCGCGGAAGTCCATGTGCTCCTCGGTCGCCACGGACGGCGAGAGCGAACCGGGTCGCCGGTGGTGGCCGCCGCCGATCCACTCCCGATACTGCGCGTCGGCGACGAACTGCGCGCCGATAGACCTCGAGGCGCCGCGCCTCGGCTCGGACGGACTCGGGCGGGACGCCATCCCGGCCGTCAACTGCTCGATGGCGGTGGCGAGGTTCGCGTCGCCTTGCGCGAGGTCGAGTTGACGCTTGATGTCCCGGCCTTCGGCGAGGAGGGCGTCGATGGCGCCTTTTTCCTCGGCCGTCATCAGGCGGCCGGTGACGGCGGGTGTCGTGGCGGTCGCCGGAGTGACGACGTGCGCGGTGGCCGCGCGCATCGTGGTTTCGAGCAGGGCCGTGGCCTCGCCCTTTTTCGTCCGGAGGTCGGTTTCCAACTGTGCGATGGATTTCATGGTGCGGGTTCCTCTCACATCTCGAGTGCGGCCAGCGCGCCATAGGTGGCGTTCTGCCAGGTTGCGTCGTCAGGCGTCGGCTCCTGGGACGTGGCCGCGAGCGGCTCCTGGTCCGTGGCCTGCGCCGTCGAGTGGTGGGGACGCGCGGCGGCCGGAGCCAGCACGCGCGCCAGGGTGTCGTCCAGGCTGGCGATGCGGTCGATCATCCCGGCCGCGAGCGCGGCCTCAACATCGACGCACCGGCCTTCGGCATAGCCGTTGCGGACATCGGCCGCCGAGCAGCCGCGTCCCTTCGAGATGTCGACGACCTGGCGCGTGTAGTTCGCCTCCACCAGGCCTATGACGTGCGCGCGCGCCTCGTCCGAGAGCGGGCCGCCGCCGACGTTTTCGGTCTTGTACTTGCCTGCGCCGATCACTTCACGCTTGACGCCGAGTTTGCCGAGCGCCTCGGTGATGTCGTCGTGGATCGTGTAGACGCCAATGGCGCCGACCATCGCGGACGGCGAGGCGACGATTTCCGTGGCGCAGGCCATCGGCCAGTACGCGGCCGAGGCCATCAGGTATTGCGCCTGCGCGATCACCGGCTTCACGGTGCGCGCCTTCAAGACCTCGCGCGCAAACTCCGAGGCGCCCGCGACGCTGCCGCCCGGCGAGTCGACGTCGAACACGATGGTCTTGACCTCGGGGTTCTCGACGGCGGCGCGCAGTTGCGCGGTGAGCGCCTCGAAGGTCGTCCCGCCCGAGATGTCGGACAGGAGATTCATCCGAGGCGCAATGACGCCGTACATGGGAATCAGCGCGACGCCGCCGCCCTTGCGCGGCGGTTGTGGCAGGTTGCGGCGTTGCACGGTGGCGGCGGCGATGTCCTCGGGACTGGCGTCCTCGCCGACGAGGCGCCGCGCCAGGATCCCGGCGACGATGGTCCGCATCGCGGCGGTGAGCGCCCACGGATGTTCGACGGCGAAGCCGAGGACGTGCTCGTACTTACCAGTCATGGATCGACTCCAACAGGAGCGCGGAGAGCAGGCGCTCATAGTGCACGGCGGCGGCGCGGTGCGCGTCCTCCGGCCGCAGGAACGGCGCGAGGTCGGCGGCGAGCTCGCGCGTCCACCGCTCGCGCGCGGCGGCCAGGGCGGTGGCGCGGTCGGCGACCGGGAGTTTTTCGAGTTTCGCGCGTTGGCGCTTGGCGGTGGCGTCGAGCACGTGGGCCACGTTCGCGGTCGCGGCCTCGGCGCCGACCGGCGCCGCCAGGTGCACGTTCGCCGGGCCGCCTTGCTGCGGCGCCAGGGCGTCGGCGCTGGCGTCGTCGATGCGTGGCAGGTTCAGGCGCGCCCGGCCTTCGTTGGCGGTCATGATCGGGCGGCCGACGAGCGCCTGCAACGAGGTCGCTTGCTCCTCGAAGCTGCCTTTCATTTTGTCGGCAATGTTGAACTCGAGATAGACGCCGCGCGTGTCGCGCGCCTCCGGCAGCAGCTGCGCCTCGAGCGCGCTTTGGATCATCTCGAGCCACGGCCCGAGCGTGTCCTGATACAGGTTCTTGTGCTGCTCGGTGATGTTGCTGAACGTCGCGTGCTCGAGGATGCCGACGAGCGGTGGCGGTATGTGATAGGCGGCGGCGCACTCCTCGCGCGTCAGTTTCCTCGAGGCGGTGTACTCGGCGTCCTTCGCCGACCACGACGTCGCCTTGTAGGTCATCCCGTCCTCGAGCACGACGGTCTGTCCGGCGTCGGCGCCGCCTGCAAACCGCTCCTGCCATTGCGCGCGCCACGATTCTTTTTGCGTCGGCGTCCAGCGCGGCGCCGAGGCGGGCCGCTCGATCACGCCCTCGAAGCGGCCCGCGTTGCGCCAGAAGGATTCCCGATAGGCACCGGCCGCTTCCTCCTCGGCGAGGATCCGCCGCAGCGTATAGAGCGGCGAGAGGCCGAGGCGCTCGTTCAGCGGGTTGTAGCCGTTGAAGTAGACGATCTGGTCCGGCCGGAAGTCGTTGACGTGCCCGAAGCGCGTCCAACAGAACACCGTCGGGACCACGCCGCCCTCGACATAGACCTCCTCGGGTGGCAGGCGCAGCAGGCCGGTGGCCTGGCGGCCGTCGTCGGGGTTGAACCACGGCACCTTCAACCAGTACGCGTTGAAGTAGACGCAGAGGTCGGCGACGAGGCTTTCGATCAAGCGATAGCGCGTGACGGAGCGGTTGGCGGTCGGCCGCGTGAGCCACCGGATCACTTCGTGTTCTGGCAGGCGTTCGCGGTCGGTGTCGCTGATCCGGCGAAAGGCGTGGATGCCGAGTTGCGCGATGTTGCGCGAGAGGAAATCCACGCAGGTGCGGACGTTCGGCTGCGTCGCGCACAACTGGCCGAGCGAGGCGCTGGTGCCGTAGAGCGGCACGCGCGACTGCGCGCCGCCTGGCCCATAGCGCGATTGCCACGAGGCGTCGCCGAGCGTGACCAGATCACCCCAACTCTGGACCGTCGCCATTAGGGGAGCACCTGAAGGAACGCCACGTTCGAACGGTGGACAACAATCTCGCCGTCGATCTTGGTCGGGCCTGCGGGCCGGAGGAGCGAGCAGTCGCGCAGGGTGAGCCAGGAGCCGCGCGCCGACCACAGCACGCCCTTGACCGCGTTGGCCGGATCGTCCTTCAAGTTGAGAATCACCGACCGCAACAGACAGGGCGGCCGCCACCACAAGAGCCAGTGCATCAGCGGGCCACACGCGCCAGTGTGGACGGCCGAGTTGCGGCGGCCTATTTTTGATTACGTTTTGTGGCGGCGGCGACGTCGCGCCGCAGTTGCTCGGCGACGGTGACGCGCGACGACTGCGCCCGCCGATAGAGGGCGTCCCACTGACGCGACGGCAAGCGCGTCATGGTCGGCACAGTCTCGTCGTCGGCGTCGACGCGCGGGCGGCCGGGAGCCTTTTTGTGGTTCATGCCGTCACCAGATCCGGATCGGCGGCCGGTTCCTCGACCGGGCCTCCGGCGAGCTTGCGCGCGAGGAGGGCGGCGATCACCGGGTCGATGCGCCCACGGCTCCACTTTTTGACGGGGTAGATGTTGTCCTTCGCGTCGCGTTGCACGACGGCGTTCGACACGCACCAGGCGAGCAGCGGGTTGCCTCCGGCGTCGACCAGACCGTCGAGGACGTCGGCCTCGAAGTCTTTAGCAGGCGCGCTCATCTGGCCGATGTTCTGTGGGATTTCCACGACCTCGAGGCCGTCGGCCTGCAAGTGCTGCACGAGGTTGCCGACGTTCCAGGGGTCGAGGCCGACCGCCTCGAGGCGATAGACGCGCGCGGCCTCGGCGATCATCTCGCGCACGACGTCTTGGTCGATCCGGTTGCCGGGGTTGGTGCGGAGGATCTGCCTCGAGTCTTTCACCCACTCCCGATACGGCGCGCGGTCGCGGCGCGCGCGTTCGTCGAGCGTCTCGTCTGGCGTCAGGCACCAGGCGATCACCCGCCAGGTGCGGCGCGTCTCCGTGGGCGGAAACAGGAGCACGACGGCGGTGAGGTCGATCTTTGACGACATATCGACGCCGACGAAACACCGCTCACCGGCCATCGCCTCGAGAGGCCACGCCGTTTGACCGCGCCGCCAGCCGTCGGCCGAGAGCCAGGGTGTGACGGCGTTCTCCCACAGGTTCAGCCGTTTCTGGCGAAAGGCCGCCGCCGCCGCAGGCATCGCAATCGCTTTTGTGGAGAGCGCGACCAGATCGGCCGGGAGGACCGACACGCCATAATTCGGGTTCGCCTTGCGCCACGTCGCCTCGGCGGTCCAGTCGTCGCCCGCGTCGGCGTGCGCGATGAACGCAAAAAAGGTCTCGTCGGCCAGGGCGCGGTCGAGGATCTGGCAGGCGTAGTCGTGCTGATCCCCGCACGGCGAGAGCGGATCGTCGCCTGCGGTCGTGATCTGAAAGTTCACCGGCTGCCGCCTGGCGCCGGTCGCCGTCTCCATCACGTCGATAAGGTCGCGCGTCTTGTGTTTGTGAAACTCGTCGACGATCAGCAGGCTCGGGTTGAGGCCGTCCGTGCTGTCGGCGTCGGCGCCGAGCGGTTGGAGCCTCGAGGCGCTATCCTCCCGGTGGAGGTTGGCGACGAGCGCCGC